ATCCCCCTGCTCCATCGGTCTGTCTCCGCCCGGGCCATTACCTGTCCGATAGCCTTGAGCTGGGGGCTGGGCAAGTTCGGCGGGAGCAGCTCCCCGGTCTGCGTGGTCGCCATTTTAAAGCGGATCGCCGCCATCAGCTTCGCTCCCGGATCACTACGGACGAGAACCCGTAGGCGTAGGCGTTGACCCGTACCGCATCATAGATCACGCCGTTGTTGCTGATGACGTCGCCCTTCTTGGGATTGGCAGGGAGATCGGAATTCTGGACCTTGACGTGGGAGTAGCGTCCCGGCGAGCTGTCCTCGTCCTCCACTCCCTCGATCCAGATCAGCCTCACCGCCACCGCTTGCGCTTCATCTCCGGTAGGCCAGTACTCCACGTCTTTGCCGAACTCCATCAGGAGGTATTCCCACGACATCGGTACGTGCTCACTGATAAAGGGATTCATCGTTTCCTCATCCGCTCCCCGCGCGATCCCGGAAGTTCTGGCGACGGTAAGAACCGTCCGAGATCCACGCGGCGCGGCCCCTGGTGCGCTGGCCCCAGAGAAGTTTAGAGCACCTTCGCTTTGACGCTGCAATTGGGCCGATACGGAACCACGAGCGGCGCGGACTGGAGCATCACGAAGCGAACGCTGGGATCGGGTTCGATCCAGCTCTTTACGAAATACGGAAGCGCCTGGAGGCCCGCTTCCTCGTCGCGGATCGCGCCGTACGCCCGGACTCCCTGGAGCTGGGGCGACGTCAGGATCACGGTGCCGTTGGGGATGATGGGCTTCTCCACGCCATCGGCGGGATCGACGTACCATCCGGCGTAGACCCAGATGTTGTACACGTCGATGGTGCCCATGTAGACCCCGCCCTCCTGGATCATCTGGTTACTGGCGAGCGAGGGGGGCGTGGTGATCGCACGGGAATTGACGAGCTGGTCCTGGACGCTCTGGTTGGCCTTGAACGCCGCCCACACGTCGGTGGTCATCAGGACGTCGCTCAACATGATGCCCTGCGACTGGAGGGACGCCTGGGACCATGCGCCCAGGTCTGCGAGCGGCTTGGCGTTGGGGTCGCTCCACAACGGCGCGGCCACAATCGTATTGCCGGCTGCTCTGCCGAAATCCACCACCACAGTCGGATACTTGTCTCCGGTGATGGTGCATTTCCCGGTGGCGAGGACTTCCCCGGCCATCACCTCCAGGCGCCGATTCAGCATGGTGATCTGGTCCTGCATGTCGATGGCGATCAACGCACGCAGGCGGTTAGCGGGACTCAGCGAGCCGCCGATCCGTTCCCCCGGCGAGCGCTTGAGCGGCTTGTTCATGTCGAAAACCCGCTTGTCTTTGATGTACGCAGGTTTGAAGGTGAAGGTCTTGTAGCCCAGCGCGGCTACGATCTGGCCCTCGACCAATGGCGATACGAACGGTGCGATCCGGCGTTTCCCATCGAGAACATCGAAGTGGATTTCTTCGGATGTCTCGGTCTGAACGGTCCCGAAATAGCGATCGATCAGGAATTGCGAATCGCCCTTCAAATCGGCGAGGACTGTGTTTAGCACGTCCGTGGAATACATATCCATAGGAGGCTCCTTGAAAGTGAAAAAGTTGGTTGAGAGTCATGCCAGCCCGCGCTCATCGCCAAAGCGCAAGCTGGCGCTTCCAGAAATGGTTCTACTTTTTGTGCTGGGCCTTGAGGCGCTTCTCCTCCAGGTCCGCGCGGTGACGCTTGAGGCGCTCCTGGTAGTGGCGGTCATCCTCCTCGGCATGCCGCTTGAGGATCGGTTCATCCTCCGCGCCCGCCACGGGGATCCTGCCGCCATCGATCCCGCGCTCCTCGTCGCCCACCTTGCGGGGAACGTCAATCTCGCGGGCATCTTCCGCCGCTTGCTCCTCGGAGGTGGGGTTGCTCTTGATCATGGCCCCGGCCGCGCCCTCCACCGACTCGATCAGGATGCCGTAATCGCGCAGGGCATCGGTGATCGCGGAGTGGCTTCCGGTAGCGGGCCAGATGATCTGGTCGGCCTTGAACTTCCCGGTGATGTAAATCAGGACGGGTACGGCGGCGCTGGTAGAATCGGCGTTCTCCGCGACGATGGCGTTGGGCGCTGACGTTCCGAGCACGGCGAGCACGACGTTCCCGGTGGTCGGATCCACGTTAACGATAGTGCCCCGGTTGACCTTCCCGATACCGCTGGTCAGGAGTCCGGTGCGAGAGACGATCTCATCGCCGTCGCTCAGTAGTGCGTCGTAGGCAAACGTCCCTTCGGCCTTGAAACTGGCCAGGGCGAAATTTGGAATGGGTGCTGTGGACATATCCGTCTTCTCCTTTCGATTACGAAGTTGCGCGCTGGTGCTTGGGGATGAACGAGAGGATCCGCTGCGCTTCCGCGACTACGGTATCTTCCTCCTCGGCACCGATCCCGACACTGGGATTCTTGAGACGCCCCATCTCCCGGTCCAGAGCGCCGCCGACTGCGGGCGCTGCCAGCGCGGAAGCCGCCAGCATCCGCTGGGCTGTCTCCACGGTCACTCCCGGCTCAAAGGCCAGCGCCTGGGCGAGCTGGCTCCGTCCCTCTGCTTCGGGAAGAGACAGGATCGCCTGGATACGCTGGCGCTCGCGTACGGTCATGTCCTCGGCGGCTGGCGCGGGTTGGTTGGTTGTCGCGGGTAGGGTTGCGGTTGCGGTTCCCGTCCCGGTGGCTGCGTTTGGATCGTTCATGGGTGCTACCTCCTGGTGAGCGGCAATGCCCGCCGCGATGGGTTTGGATGTTTGCAGGGAGGCGATCAGATCCTCCTCACTTGAAATGCCATCGATCATCCCTACCTTCAGGGCCAACCGAGCGGGCAGTACGAAACCTTTTCCGAAGTCGCTGATCACGCTTTCCGCTTTGACGCCCCGGAAATCCGCCACGGCGTTGATGAACAGCTCGCCAATGGCATCGACCATTTCCTGGACCGCTCCGCGTCCCTCCTCTGTCGATGGATCGATCACTTTGCGCGGAGACTGGGAGGATACGATCTGGTACGTCTTGACGCCCTGGCGCTCCTGGGCGGCTTTGCGGTCTGTCAGGGTAGCCACCGCTCCCACCGATCCCGTGAAGGAGCTGGCAGACCCGTAGACTTTGCCCGCCGCAGCCGCGAGCCAGTACGCCGCGCTCGCGCCCAGCCCGTCGATGTACGCGGTCACCTTCTTCCGGGCGTTACCCTTCCGGATCGCAACTGCGAGATCGTGGATCCCGGCCACCTCCCCGCCCGCCGAATCGATCCGCAGCAGGATGTGGTCGATCCCCGGATTGTTCATGGCGAGTTCGAAGTCCTGGGCGAGCATCTCCACGCTGGTCGCGCCCGAGATCGAGCTGAAGAGGTTGGCGTAACGGAAGATGGGGCCATTGATATCGAGGATCCCCACGTTGCCGCGTTGCTCCACGCGGTTCCCGGTATTCTCCAGCGGACGCCCCAGCTTGGTAGCCACGGCTTCCAGGTCCGGGGGCGTAGCCATTTCAAAGCGGAGGATCATGCTCTCCAGCGCTCGGCCTGTAATCAGCCACGGCTGATCGAAGAGAAGCGCGGAAATATTGGGGTGACGTTGATGGCTCATGCGGCCTCCTGCTGCTGGTCCTGCTGGTCCTGCTGCGCCGCCTTATCCACGGGCGGCTGTCCGGGTTGGGTGCCTGGAGCGGGTGGCGGCTCCGGAAGTAGATCGAGCTGATCCAGGCGCTCCTTTTCGAGCGCGAGCTGCTCCAGCACCTCGTTCCAATCGAGGCCCAGCTCGGCGCACTCCAGCTCCAGCGTGGAGGTACGATTCTTGATCCGCATCTCCGCAGCCTGGGCTTCCTTCACTGGATCGATCTGGTTGCGTCCGGGGCCAATCCATTTACAGCGCGTGTAGAGTGCGCGGTTCTCATAGAAATCCGGCGCTTCGACTTCCCCACGGTCCACGGCCTCTTCCAGCCACATGGAATAGACGGGCGTGGCCCAGTTGTCCGCCAGCCACTTGCGACGGTTGCTGAAGAACCTCCAGGCCTCGCCCAGCGCGGCGCGGGCGCTCGCGTAAGTCACCTTGGAGAAGTCTTTGGCGATCAGTTCGTACGGCAGTCCCACGGCATCGCCAATCTGCCGGATCACTGCTTCAACGAAACTCGGGAAGGTTCCGGGCGGGCGGCTGGGCGTGTAAGGCGTGAGCTTGTCTCCCGGCCACAGCGGGATAAACGTCCCACCCTCCAGGTTGATCTTGTACTCGTTCTTCTTGGACAGGTAATCGGCAGGCTCGCCGCCCATCATATCCGCGATGCCCTGTGCATCCATCGGAGTTTCAATCACGCCCGCCACCAGTGCGTTGACTATCGCGGATTGCAATTCGGTGCGCTGGTAGGAGTCCAGCATCCGGAACTGTTCGATCACTGGGGCCAGGATCGGCTTTCCCCTGGTCTGCTCCACGCGATCTTTCCGGAAGAGATGCAGCACGCGCGGACGGCCCCATTGTGTTTTGGAGGGGATCCGCTCCCAGTCCAGGCCGCTATTCCACAGCGGGAAGTAGGTTCCGGAAAGCCACTGATTGGCCTTGTGGATCCAGTAGGCGATAGGCTTCCCGTACACGTCCATCTCGATCCCGCCGCGCATCGTCAGTGTGGGGAGTTCGAACTCCGGGTTGCCCAGGCGATCCGCCTCGATCTGCTGGAAGCAGGTACGGTACGGTGTGCCCTCGCGCTCCAACCACAGGGGCAGTACCAGGGCCTCGCCGTTCTCCATGATGCTGCGCCACACGAGCGCGGTCATGGAAGCGAAGTTGAGACGGTCAGCGGCATCGATGTAGCAGCTCTCGCTGTAACCCTGCCAGAGGCTCTCTACGTTGCGGGTCCACTCTTCCGCCCACTTGATATCCTTCCCGAGCATCAGCCAATTGGGATTGGAGGCGAGACGGAGGACCGCGCCGTGTACGTTGTCGGCCACGGTATCGAACGCGCCGGATGCGATTCCGTTGTTGCGGAGCAGATCGCGCGAGCGGGATACCAGCATCCCGAGATCGGGAAGCAGATCGGCATCCGCAGGGGAGCGCGAGGGTAGCCAGTTGGAGAGCTGCTTGCGCGTCAGCGAAGCGCCCGAGTGG